TTCCACGTGGTGCCCCGATGTTCCCGAGGCACGGTGTTGGAGTCGAGCGTTACAGCCTCACGACACCTACGCCGAGTGGGACTTGCTTCGTTATCGATCCGTGATCTAAAGTTGGGCCCGTCCTAGGCGTGCCCGGAATCGGACGCCTTTCCCGAACGCCCCGCCGCTCCCCCCGCGGCGGGGCGTTCGCGTGTCCCCCGCAACCATCCCCACCCTTCACACGTCCCTCTTACGTAACGCTTACCAACCCGTGGGGGGACAACCCGTGAAGCACCGCGCCACCGCCTTAACCCTCGCCACCGTCGCCGCCCTCGCAGCGCTCACCGCGTGCAGCAGCAGCGACGACGACACCTCGGCGAAGAAGTCGACGCCGTCAACCGCGCCCGAATCCGTGAGCGCCAGCGACGCCGCCGCCGCTCTGCACAACGCCGGCATTCCGGCGAAGCCGACCGGGCAGGCGCGCGCCGACCTGCTCGCCGCACTGCGCAAGGTCAGTCCCGCCCTGGTCGCGGACGAAGACAAGGCCGTCGACAACAGCCGTAACCAGTGCTCTGCCATCAACGGCAAGGCCAGCAAGCTCGATTGGTCCGCGCAACAGCGTTTCGGCACCAGCTCGCACGAGGTGAGCGACGCCGAGGCCAAGCAGATCAACGCCGCGCTGACGACGTTCTGTAAGACCGCCTGAACCAAGCCTCGACGGCCCGGCACACCCCCATGTGTCGGGCCGTTGGCATGCCCGCGGGAGGTGGCCGCCCGTGGGACGCCCCATCGACGACAACGACCGCCGCCGCGTGCGCGAGCTGCACGCCGCAGGCAAGTCCCGCAACGACATCGCCCGCGAGATCCGGCGCAGCCCGTCGACGGTTTCGAAGATTGCCGCCGCGTTCGAGGCGCCCCTCACATTCGACCGCGCCGCCGAGGCCGTACGGCACGGCGTCGAGCTGAACGCTTAGGAGCGCCCTCACGGGCCCACACGCGGACCTGGCGGAGCGCCAACAGGTGGACAGTGTCAGCGCAGAGGAAGTGAGTAGACCTGGCGTGCAACAGATCGGGCACTCTCTACGTAGTCACGAGCAGCAACAGGTGTGACCGTCACGTCGCCGTGCATTGCTCGATTGCGCAGTTGCCGTAGATCGTGAAACACCGAGACGCCTCGCGGCGAAAGCCCCAACCGATCCAGCGCTTCAATGATCTGGTTCGGAAGTAACAAACGGCTAGCCCCACGGGGCTCTGGCAGAGCATCGCGCTTCGCAAGCTCAGCTTTAGACAGCGACTCCAGCAAGAGCCAGGCAGTGACCAGGGCTCCGATCGGTGAAACATCTGCCATATTCCACGCCTCTTGGAACACCCCGAACTGCGACGTCCGGTCCTCCGCCGTATCGCCCTCTGTTGGCGCCTCATCCTTCGTGTCAGCCGCCAACTCTTCAGCCTCAGAACGGATCTCACGCGCATCTGTCGCGAACTCGATGGAACCAGCGGGCGTTTCGAGTCGCGTCATGCGCCCCAGGGGGATGTGGTTACGGAGCGTCCACGCCAGAACGACCGTCACCAGCGGCCAGATCAAGGCTTGCGCGTACTTCAAGACGAGTTCAGCGACTTCCACCACGCCATGGTGGCGTGTTAGGAGCTGTGCTGATCAGCCCACCGACGTTCTGTGACGGAGGTGAGACATGGCCCGCCCCATCACCGACGACGACCGCCGCCGCGTCCGCGAGCTGCACGCGCAGGACAAGAGCCGCAACGAGATCGCCCGCGAGATCAGCCGCTCGCCCTCGACCGTGTCGAAGATCGCCGCCGCGTTCGACCCGCCCTTGTCGTTCGACCGCGCCCCCCAGGTCGAGGCCGCGACCCGCGTCCGTACCGCCGACCTCGCCGCACGCCGCGCCAACCTCGCGACCGCCCTACAGGACGACGCCGAACGGCTACGCGCGCAGCTCTGGCAACCGACCGTCTACGGCGAGTTCGCCGGCAAGGACGGGAAGTGGCAACAGATCCACCTCGACCAACCCCGGTTCGCCGACCAGCGCCAGATCATCGGCGCCACCGCGACCGCCATTCAGCAGTCCCTACGCCTCGCCCCTGTCGAGGGCGGCGAGGGATCCGAGCAGGTGCGTTCGATGTTGGGCGCCCTCGGCGACGCACTGACGCAGGCCGCCGGCGACCCCGACCCCGGGGAGGCCGCGGGCGGGGGGTGAGCCGTGTTGCTCGACCTCGACCGTCTGCCCCTGTCCCGCAAGCAACTCACGTCCATCGGACAGGCCACGGCCCGTATCAACCTCTGGCATGGGTCGGTCCGGTCCGGCAAGACGATCGCCTCGCTACTGGCGTTCGTGATCGCCGTCGCCACGGCCGGCCCGTCCGGACTGATCATCATCTGTGGGCGCAGCCTCCAGACGATCGAACGCAACGTCCTCGAACCCCTCCAAGACCGCGCCCTGTTCGGGCCCCTCGCCCGGCACATCCTGCACACACGGGGCGCCACCACGGCCGTCATCCTCGGCCGCACCGTCCACCTCATCGGCGCCGCCGACGCGCGCGCCGAGGGCCGCCTACGTGGCCTCACCGCGCAACTCGCCTACGTGGACGAGGCGACCCTGTTGCCCGAAGGGTTCTGGACTCAGCTACTCGCCCGCCTGTCCGTGCCCGGCGCCCGCCTGTTCGCCACGACGAACCCCGACTCGCCGCGGCACTGGCTCAAGACCGGATACATCGACCGCGCCGGCGAACTGAACTTGCGCGCGTGGCACTTCCGCCTCGCCGACAACCCGTCGTTGTCCGCCGAGTACGTCGCCGACCTCACCGCCGAGTACGTCGGACTGTGGCGCCGGCGGATGATCGATGGCGCATGGGTGGTCGCCGAGGGCGCCGTCTACGACATGTGGGACGAGGCCCGGCACGTGGTCGCCGACCTACCGGCGATGCGCCGCTACTGGTGCGGCATCGACTACGGCACCACCAACCCGTTCGCCGCCGTCCTGTTGGGCGAGGGAGTCGACGGCCGCCTGTACGTCACGAACGAGTGGCGGCACGACTCCCGCGCCAAGCACCGCAGCATGACCGATGCGCAGTACAGCGCCGCCGTCCGGTCATGGCTCGCCAACCTCACCATCAGCCCCGAGTGGACGTTCGTCGACCCGAGCGCCGCCTCATTCTCTTTGCAGTTGTGGCAGGACGGGCACGCCGGCGTCGCCCGCGCCCGGAACGAAGTGGTGGAAGGCATTCGCAGCGTGGCCGCCCTGCTCGCCGCGGGCCGGCTACTGGTGCACGAGTCCTGTACGGGCCTGCTCGACGAGTTGCCCGGTTACTCATGGGACCCCAAGGCCACCGAGCGCGGCGACGACGCCCCGATCAAGTCGGACGACCACAGCGCCGACGCACTGCGCTACGCCGTGCACTCCACCGCCCACGAGTGGCGCCACCTGCTCACCCTCGCCGCCTAGGAGGTCACCGATGCCGCTCCCCGCGGACAACACCCCTTGGCCGCCGCCTCAGTGGGCCCGCCACTACCGCGAAATGGCCGTAGACGATGCGTGGTACTCCGGCGACCGGCACCGTCTGTCCAACCTCTACCGCCACCACGCCACCCGCGAGCGAAAGTGGCGCCTGTGGGGACGCCGCCGCAACGACGACACCCGGCCGGACCACCGCCTACACGTCCCCCTCGCCGGCGACATCGCCGCCACCTCGGCCGATCTCCTGTTCGCCGACATGCCGAAGATAACGGCCGCCGACGCACCGACTCAGGAACGCCTCGACGACCTCACCGACCGCGGCCGGCTGCAATCCCTCTGCCTCGGCGCCGCCGAGCAGGCCGCCGCCCTGTCCGGCGTCTACCTGCGGACCACGTGGGACCGCGAGGTTGCCGACTACCCGATGATCACCAGCATGCAGCCCGACCAGGCCGTACCCGAGTTCAGGTTCGGGATGCTCCGGTCGGTCTGGTTCTGGCGGGAGTTGCCCGGCCCCGGCGGCGACCGCGAGGTGTGGCGGCACATCGAGGCGCACGAACCCGGCTACGTCCGGCACGCCCTGTACCAGGGCACCCGCGACAACCTCGGCCGCACCATGTCACTCGCCGACCACCCCGACACCCGCGCCCTGGTCGACAGCCTCGACAGCGAGGGCGACGGGCAGACCATCAGCACCGGCATACCGCAGCTCACCGCGAGCTACGTGCCGAACATGCTGCCCAACCGGCTGCACCGAACCGCCCCGATCGGGCGCAGCGACTACGCCGCCCCGATTCACGACCTGCTCGACAGCCTCGACACGACATGGACGTCATGGATGCGAGACATCCGTCTCGCCCGTGCGCGGCTCATCGTGCCGGACGGCTACCTACGCGACAACGGACCCGGCAACGGGGCGACGTTCGACGAGGAAGCCGAGGTATGGGCCGGCCTCAAGATCCCGCCGACCGAGGGCGGAAACGGCATCACGCTCGCCCAATTCGGAATCCGCGTCGACGAACACCGCTCCACCGCCGAGAGTCTGGTGAAGCAGGCAGCGCAGGCCGCCGGCTACTCGCCCAGTTCGTTCGGCCTCGACGCCGACGGCCAGCCAGCGACCGCCACCGAGGTTGACGCCCGCACCCAGCGCAGCATGATCACGCGCACGAAGAAGGCTGGCCACTGGCGGCACGCGCTCGCCGAGCAACTGCACGTACAGCTCTTGCTCGACCGCGTGATGTTCGGCAGCAGGGTCACGCCGCAGCGCCCAACCGTCGAGTTCGGTTCGGGCGTGTCCGAATCAATGCAGTCGGTCGGGACAACCCTCGACCTACTCGCCCGCGCTGGCGCAGTGAGTACTGCAACAAAGGTCAAAATTCTGCATCCGGAATGGGACGACACCTCAGTCAAGGTCGAGGTTGCGCTCATCCTCGCCGAGACCGGCACTGCGGCTCCGGACCCGGTTGGAAATTTCCCTCTTGGATCATGAAGAAAACCCACGCGAACGGCTCTCGCGTGGGCCCCGGCTACCTAGCGCAATGTGTGCGTTGGAAGCTCTGGTACCGCTCCAATCCGCTCGCAAACGGTTGTTGCTACATGGATGGAGTGGTACTGGGTCGCGCATCCTCGGTCAACAGCAAAAAAGCCGGCGACCAGCGCGTATAGCAGCGAAACAACCATCGCTGCTACCTGTAGTCGCTTAACCCATGATCGGCACTGTTCGGGGCCGATCGGTGGAGCAGGGCCAGCGGGAATGACAGGTACTTCGGGGCGCTGCGGCTGAGGCTCGATCAGTGCTTCATACCGCAGAGGCCGCGCGTTACGCGCGGCGGTCCGCCTTCGTCGTTTCTTGGCCATGACGCCAGTTCCTCTCAATTCCAGCGGGGCGGATACCACGCTCTTACAAGCGTGACGTGTCTCTCTCCCTCTGGCAAGGGATGGACATCGAACCGGAGGTGTGCATGCCTATCCATCCTGGCATGGTCGAGGATCTGGCCGCGCGCACCGCAGATCTTTACGCGCAGGCCGAGGAACGGCTACTCGGCATCGTCGCCCGTCAACTCGCCGCCGGCCTCGACGCGCCTGGTTGGGCCGAGCGCAAGCTGTCTGCCGTGCAGGCCCTACGCACCGCCTCACAGGCCGTTGTCGATGAGGTGGGCAAGGCCGTCACGCTCGACGTGTT